GTAACAATCATACCGTGTGGCGAAGCCGGCTGCAGTATGGGCGGGATAAGTTCCCGCCAGTTACTCAATCAAGACAACCTCTGCGCGGTGAGTGACAGGCAACGGATACAATGTATCCGGCAAATCGTCTTATAAACAAAATACATGGTTGGGTGTCCGAGTGGTCTATGGAACCGGTCTTGAAAACCGGCGATGCCGCAAGTGTCCGTGGGTTCGAATCCCACCCCTACCGCCATATCTGCCGGGCATTGTCCCGGCTTTCTTTGTTTGTTGGAGGGTATCATGACCAAACAAGAACTTGTCGAGATGGTCACAAAAGCCAAGCTGTGGGCAATCGAAGCTCACGCTGGGCAGAAAGATAAAGCAGGGAAGGACTACTTTGAGGCGCATGTCTCTGTAGTTGCTAAGGGTGTTAAAGGAGACCCAGTAGCTGAAGCTGCCGCTTTCCTGCATGACACAGTGGAAGACACTACGCTTACGATGGAGGACATCCGAGCAGCATTCCCGAAAGAGGTCGCCGATGCGGTAGAAGCCTTGACCCGCAAGAAAGGGATGTCTTACGCCGAATACCTTTGGCACATTCAGCAGAACCATACTGCTGTCAAAGTAAAACTCTCTGACCTGCGCAACAACATGGATTTAAGTAGGTTGCCACACGAACCGACTAAGAAAGACCTCGCGCGAACGACGAAGTATAGCCGAGCCTATGCAATGCTCAGTGGTATCCACGATACCCCTTATAGCATCTCTGAGGTAAACCCTTACGCACTTTACGACTACCTTCTCTCTACCGGCTGGGAGAAAGCAGAAAAGCAAAAGAAAAGCAGTGAAGTAGTCGCTCTGAGAGCGCCTGCTGATAGCCTTACTATTTCGGTTCCTATCGACATGACGCTTCCGGACTATGAGACGATGATGGGTGAAGCCGTGACCAGACTGTGCGTACACGAGGGCGCTCCGCGCCACGATGTTCTGGATACAATCATCCATTGGAAGCCGTTGCCGAAAGAACAGTAAGCAACCTCATAGACTTGCGTTTCTGTTGCTGCTCTTGTAGCTAAACTGTTAATTTCGCAGCATAAACCACTATATATTGTGTTTTCGTATTGACTATTCCAACATGTTGTGGTATAATGATGATACTGAAACAACGAAAGGAAATCAGCCGATGTTCGCCGCTATGTTGAACCAACAGAATAACTCACAAGGGCTGTGGAGCATAAATCTCCTCGGTCAAGTTGTGTTGTCTGTACAGGGTCATCATAGCGCGGTAGTTGCGGGTTAAATAAAGCCTGCACCCCATCGGAAGTTCCGTTTCATCACGCTATGACAGCACCCTCAGGCATAAAATGTCTGCCGGGTGCTTTTTATATGTTGGGTTGTCGCCAAGCGGTAAGGCACGGGACTTTGACTCCCGCATTTCGCGAGTTCGAATCTCGCCAATCCAATTTGACGATATATCGCCATACTTTTGCAACGATGTAAAGTCATCCATACCATACAACATCAGAAAAAGGAGGTGATTCTAATGGCTACCGCACGCAAAACTGCTGTTATCTATGTCGAGGTCGGCGCAGACAAGAAGCAGGTCAAACTGGAGGACATCCAGAAGGCGGTCAAGACTGTCGAAGGCACCAAGAATGCCTACGTCAACGCTGCCGACGCCGCAGTGTATTGTGTCGATGCTGACGGCAAGACCACGAAGGTCGAGCTGTAAAGCGTCTTTTCCCGTCGCCCGTTAAGCGGACGACTTCGTGGGAGTTTAGCTCAGCTGGGAGAGCATCTGACTTACAAGCAGAGGGTCAGTGGTTCGAGCCCGCCAATTCCCACCAAAGGTTTCTGATTTCCTCAAAAAATCAGTGGTGGAGCTGATGGGTTAATACCATCACAAAACAGTGCATGTGCTGCCAATCACATGCCTTTCATGGGCCCGTAATGGTTTTCGACAGGGTATGGAAGATTTCATGTCGCGGGTATGGTTCCGCCTCAAGGACCACCTTAAAAAGTAACTGACAACAATCGTTACGCTTCTCCTATCGCTGCCTAATAGGTAGACGGAGACCAAAACAACGCACCTTTCAGTAGGTAAGCGTGTGAGGTTCGAAGATTTACTGAATATGTACGGCGCAGAGCAAAGCCGGAACCGTCTGAAGTCTAAGTACACCAAGACGTAAATCATGGTGAGCGTGGTCATCTGTCCGCTGCAAAAGGTTCGTCGCACGACCAGACAAACAGCCCAAAGTTGTCAATCATGTGGCTATCGCGTAAGTAATCATGGAATTGGATATATTTTGGACACGAGTTCGAATCTCGTCGGGTCCACCAGAATATAACGCATCTGCGTTATATACAGGCGGTACAAAACCCGCCATCATGCTCCCGTAGCTCAGTTGGTTAGAGCATCTGACTGTTAATCAGAGGGTCGTCCGTTCGAGCCGGACCGGAAGCGCCATAAGGGCTGTTTGTTCAACGGTTAGAACTCTTGGCTCATAACCGAGGTACGCGGGTTCGACCCCTGCACAGCCCACCAAATTCGCGTTGCTACGCTATTTTTTACGCAAGCAACCGTCCGGCAGTACGTCAACTGCCATCATATGCTCCCGTGGTGGAATTGGCAGACACGGTGCGCTCAAACCGCACTTTATTGAGGGTTCAAATCCCTCTGGGAGTACCACGTCCAGCAGTGCGATAACTGCTAATCTGTGGGTTGTTAGCTCAGTCGGTAGAGCAGCGGACTGTTAATCCGCGTGTCGCAGGTTCGAACCCTGTACGGCCCATATGTTCGAATGGCGGAATTGGCATACGCGCTGGTCTAAGGAGCCAGTTTTTGTGGGTTCAAGTCCCACTTCGAACAGTCGCTCATGATTGCAGCCTCCACGTGGCGAGCGACGGGCAACAATCAGTGTAAAACTGATTGGCTAATGCTAAAGATTGAAATGAGCCCTGCACGACCCGCCATATGTTCGAGTGGTGGAACGGCATACACACAAGTCCAAGAAACTTGGCGCTGCGGGTTCAAATCCCAACGGGGCCTGTACTTTATAAGGTACAGGCCCATATTTTATTATAATAAAGGGGGAGAGCAATGAGTAAACACCTGCTAGGTTCAGACCGTATTCTGCACGAAGGTGCTGGCTATCGCAGCAAGTACACGCCTAGAATCCAGAAGCCTCCGGTTGGCAGCAGAGAGAACCCGTCCAATCCGAAACAAGAGGGTGTAGATGCAGTGTACATCCCAGATACCGCCAAATGGTGTAGCAAAAAGTAAACCACAAGTTGATTGACCAACGCTATAAAAGTGGTATAATGTAATCAGAACGAAACGAAAGGAGACAACCAAAGATGCTGTGCAAGACTGTTAATGCTGTGTCGTTTGCTGAGTATAGTTATGAATCTGAATTCGAGTCCTACGAATCCAGCTTTATTTCCCATACTCCTCGACAGGCAAAAACAGACAATGTACAGATGCGGTGCGTCTCTAAACGATAACTGCATTTTCACACGCTGCTTGTCGAATCATTTCGGCAGGCAGCGCTTTTTTGTTGCCTGCAATATAGAAAGGCAGCAAGAAAATGAACATTCCAACAATCGATATCCAGCAGACAGGTGCCAACATCAAGGCACTGCGAAAAGCGGCAGGCATCAAGGTCAAGGATGTAGCGGATACACTCGGTGTATCCACACAGGCAGTCGCCAAATGGCAGGCAGGCACTGCACTTCCTACCATCGACAACCTTGTGATTCTCGCCGCGATGCTCGATACGAAAATTGATGACATCCTTGTCATCGCATAAACCCTCGCCGCAGGATTGCGGCTATATGGCCGAATAGACGAATTGGTTAAGTCGCAAGCCTTTCACGCTTGAGAGTATGGGTTCAAGCCCCATTTCGGTCACCATCTGCTTCTGTAGCTCAGTTGGTAGAGCAGTAGGTTGAAGCCCTATGTGTCGCTGGTTCGATTCCAGCCGGGAGCACCACGAGGCTTATGCCTCCTTATATGTGCCGGTATGCAAGCGGTCAAAGCAAACTGTCTGTAAAACAGGTCTGTTACAGTTCGTAGGTTCGAATCCTACCCGGCACACCATACGGCCCCTTCGACAAGTTGGTCTAAGTCACCACACTCTCAATGTGGAGTCAGCAGTTCGAGTCTGCTAGGGGTCACCAACATCGCACCTGTGTTAAAAGGTGCATCATGCAGAGGTCGCCTAACGGTAGGGCAACGGACCGCTAATCCGTCGCGAGGCTAAACGGAACTCACTACGAAGTGCCAATCAATCCCTCGCCTGCGAGTTCGAATCTCGCTCTCTGCGCCATATGCATGTGTGTCCGAGTGGCTGATGGAACTGGTCCAGAAAACCAGCGGTCCACAATAATCGGAGCTTTTCTTTACAGAATTAAGCTGACACTCTACACCAATGGGTATCATAGCCACTCAAAACTAAAACAAATCGTACAAGAATTTCATATCGTAAGAACACCAAATGAAACACCGAACGAAAATGGTCGCTATTGTATTGTTTACAAGTCAAACACTGTGTATGCTTATAATATAGGCGTATTTGACACACAAAAACAATCATTTACAAAATCTTACAGCAAGGACTTGATAACAAACATTGCAAATGTCGTAGCTTGGAAAAAGCTGTAGTATAAGCCGCTTCTACTTAGTATGCGGCTTTTTCTTTGCAAAAATATATGTACAATCTGTTACTATCTGCTTATCTATGTTGTAAAAATTGCAATTTTATGGTATAATAAGAATTAGCAAAAAGAAAGGATTTTGCCGTATGTACATTGATTTCACAAACAAGCAGTATTGTTTGATTCTCCACATCTTGGCAGTTATGAAGTCGTTCTACAACAACGACTTTCACTCTATCTGCAAAGAAGTAGGGGAAGCATATGGCGTGGATGAAGATTCCATTATGAAGGCTTGTGCCACATTGACTGCTGTTAATGTGACAGCACCCGTCAAGAAGGCATATGACACCATTAGCTATGTTCTTGCTGCCATCGCGAATAACGCAGAAGAATTGAACGGTGATGATACTTACAAGTACAGAGTCGATTTGGATGCTCCTTGCTGGAATGCTGTAGCCGATGCTCTTGATGTTTACTCCCGTATTCTGATGGGGCAATTTGGCATTATCTATGAGACACTTGATATTTCCGGCGATGATAAGCATCACTTACAGGCATATCACGATGCCCGCTGGAGTGGGGTAGGTGTCATTGAAGCCCGTGACCTTCTGATTCCTCAGCTAAAAAAGATGAGGGTGGGCTGGAATGGGAACTTCGGTATTTCCAATTCCGAGCTTGCCTATAACAGCAAACTGTCTTATGAAGTCCTTAAAGCAATCCGTTTTGCCACTGAAAAGAGAGACAGCTCTGTTCTGAAAGTCACAGACGAGCCGTTGCCAAGAGTCGAAGGTGAGTGGCAAATCACGACGCTCTAAAAAATAATTGGAGGTGCTTTTCTGAAATGGGTGAACATATCATTTCGTTTCTTGACATCTGCGCTATGCAGGGTCAACTCGTTCTGGCAGAAGCACCGTCCATCCCGGCCATCAACGATAAGATGGTGTACTGTACTGGCGCTCGCAAGCACGGCGATGACCGCTATATCATCCTCGACGGGGAAGAGTACAGCCAAATTTACTTTGTTGACGGAACCATCAAGCTATATTGGCATTGAGAGGCAGTACCATTGAATGAAGTCTGGAAACCTGCAGAATAAAGGAGAACCACATGAAGGCAAACTACAAAGTCATCAACAACAAGCAGGTACAGCTGCGCAAGGTCATCGAGGAATTCAAACCTGATGATGTAGCGTCAGTCATTCTCTTCCGCTACAATGTCATGCAAGCGTTGACGAGTCTCAACGACGATTGCTCCGATTTCGAAGAGACCGACATGAAAGAAACTGCGGCTGACCTCACGGAGTTCTTTGAGGATGCTGTAAACGAAGCTATCGATTCTTTTATCGACGAGGATAAAAGACCGAATATCAATTTTAATGGCACGGCAGACGAATTTCGCGAAGAACTCAACAACCTCGTTGTTGTCCTCCTCAGCAAGAACTTTGAGCATGAGTTCATTGAGTTCTCTGAGGCTACCGGCATTAGCCGTGTACAATATGAGGCATTCGCCGCGAAATTCATGGCAGAAGCAAACACAGATAAACACTAACATAAGGAGGGTACTTTCATTGACCACGCTGGAAAACGCACTCAAAATCAACAATGGAAAAGCAGTTCTTTTGAGCATCAAGAAAGAATGGCTCAGTAAAATCATGGCGGGCGAAAAGGTCATGGAAGTCCGCAAATCTATGCCGTGGGAAATCAGCCACCCGTTTGTTGTCTTTTGCTATGAGACGAAAAGCAATGGCGGAGCAGGAAAAGTCGCAGCAGCATTTATCTGCGACGATATCGACAGTCTTAACTGCCTGCAGAGCCTTGCGGTGTTTGACGACACGGAGCTGCCAAAAGAAACAGAAAAATTCGTAAACGAAAGCTGTCTGACATTCAAGGAGTTGTTCGATTACGGAAAAAATGTCGGCGCTCTTTACGGCTGGCATGTGGCAAGCACGCAGCCTCTCGATAAGAAGCTCTCTGATTTTAGGTTGAAGCGCCCACCGCAGTCTTGGCAATATGTTCGTATCAGCATATAAAGCATCTCATGGGCAGGAAACTGCCCATATTTTTTTGAGATATTGCCATAAATTACAATGTAAAGTATAATAGCATTGTGAGGTGTACTATGACTGTTAATGACATCATCCGTGAATCAAATACGATAAAACTATCCGACTTTGTTTGTCTTACAAGCATACAGACGCAAGAAGACATCAAAAAACTGACCGAGCAAGGATACGATGTAGGATATACCCAATCCGAATGGGAAAAAGAGTATTCTCTTCCCGCAAACAAAATCTTTTATGCCAAGTCTATGTATTCTTCTGTTTACTATGTAGACTATAATAATACGTCTTACCCTCTTATTTTCCCTCTACAAATTTTGGGTAAGCAGCGCCTATCTCCCATTCCGAACGAAACAAACGAAGAATTCTGTGAATCCATTCGAAAACGCGTTGTAACATTCTCCAATTTGCACGATAGTGCTCTTGCTACATACTTCCACAATCTCGGTGGCTATCTTGCCATTGATGCACTACAAGAATATGTTCGTCGGAACGAACCATCCGCTGAAATGTTCAATGTTTTCTTCTCAGTCTATGAGGTGACTGACTTTGGCTGTGGTCGTTTTACCAACGAAGAGATGAAAAAGGTTATCTCCGGTATGGATGATACTGCTAAGACGAAACGCAGTAAAATTCTCCGAAAGCTGCCTGACGAAGTGACAATTTACCGTGGAGAAGCAGAAGCCAGCACTCCCTATACGACATCCTTCTCTTGGACAACCAACCCACGCATTGCTTATTTCTTTGCTTGCCGGTATTCTAACGGCTTCGCCAGAGTGATTACCGGAAAAGTAAAGAAAGATGACATCTTATATACTCCAAACCGCTCCGATGAAAAAGAGGTTCTCGTGTTTCCAGAGAAAGTATATGACATTTCTATTGAAGAGCAGTTTTCTCCTCAAGATGTCGTACCATCTGTTACAGAGGAAGACCTTGACCTGTATTATCAGTGGCGAAGTAAGGTAAACGCGCTCTACTGCTTACCTACATCCAGTGAGCACGATGCTCTTCACACGATTCGTGTCCTCCTATTGGCAATCTTCATTGTTCAAGAAGAATGTATCGAACTGGACGATGACGCAATGCATCAGTTGTTGGAAGCTATCACCTATCACGACATTGGCAGAAAAAATGACAGTGAAGACCCAAAGCATGGCGAAGATAGCGTAAAAATCTACAAACTGAATCACACAGACCCTACCGTGGAGTTTCTCATCCAATATCATTGCATCGATGATAAGAAGGCGTTAAAAATTCTTGAAAGCAACAAAACAATTGAAAACAAGGAAAACGCATTGACGCTCTACAAAATCATGAAAGATGCCGATGCACTTGACCGTGTTCGTTTTGGGCTCATGGACTTGGACGAAAGGTACTTGCGCTTTAACGCAAGCAAACAGCTTGTCCTTACCGCAAAGGTTTGCTTGGAATCTATCACCGATGGCAAATGAAGCGTAGCTGCTTCCTGTGGCAGGGAAGCGTAGCTAAATGAGGCTCATTGCCGCGTAGCCAGCAACAAATTATGAACATTTCTTGTCTTTTTGCGTTTTATCCTTTCTTTTTGTTGAAATTTGTGGTATAATGACAATGAAAAATAAAAATACAATTTCTTCAAATAGGAAGTGATTTTATGAATTCTACCGAACAAGAAGTAGTACATAAACGGAAACTGAAAACCAAGATTATTTTAATTGTTCTCGCAATTCTTGCTGTATTAGCAATTGCTTTTTACATCTTTGTTTGGCCTCTTGTAGCTGCTAAAGTAATGGCATGGATTGACAATCTTATTTTGCAAATCGGCACCTATGCTCTTATCGGCGCGTGTCTTGCTGTAATTCTGTTTATAGGTTATTTTGCCACATGCCATAATTAAGTAATTCAATATTTCTATAAAAACATCTGCAAAACATCAACCAATTTTACTTGCATCTCCGTGCGAACTGGGTAAACTAAATAATGTATAATAGATAACATATCGTTACCCCCCTACAGACGATTTACAATCTGTTATACAACTGTGAGCAGACTCTCATTTCGAGGGTCTGCTCTTTTTTGTTTTATTCCAGATTTCAAGGAGATGAAAAAATTGACTGCTACATTCACAAAGTACGCCAAGGCGGCAGAAGATTGCCGGTACAAAAACGACTTTCAGTACGACCTTCGTCAATGCGATAAAGCCCTGCACATGGACGGTCCAATGCGAATCGAAGCACAGTGCTGGATGAATCTGTTCGACCAACTCGAAGAAGGAGACATCAAAGCATATGTTCAGAGCAACTACCGTCCCGGAGCCCTCGACCCCTTTCGCAAAAAGTAAGGTGACTTTATGAGCCTTTACCATTTGATGGCGGATATCGGGGCTGTTCCTTCCAAAGTGATACCAAAAATTCCGGCAAATGCAATGAAAGAAGAGGACCAAAGCATCCCGCGCATCTGTGTTAGCCGGTCTCTTGATGAATGCTTAACCGGCATCACCGTAACCGGCATCACTTTCCCATTTTTGCTCGAAGAATTGAGAACTTCTCATACAAAGCAAATCTGGGACAAACAATATCAATTTCCTTTCATCGTGAGAACCTATTGTGCCGAGAATAACAACTCGGCATTTTTTGATGAAAAGAAAGTTTCCAAATATGTTTGGGATGCAAATTTTACGGGTGAATGCTGGCTGACAGAATACAGGGAGCCAATCTCAACGAAAAAACGCTGGTTGGTCAACGCTGACATTGAAAATCGACACATTATCCGCAATAATGAAAGCTGGCGATACCCGATTATCCATAATTCTGTCTGGTCAAATGTACCTACTTACCTCAATCCCGAATTTCAAGATAAACTTCTGCAGATGACCAAGATTTGGTTGGAGCAGAATTAACACACATTTTTTGGAGGTGTGTCATGAATAACAACACTACTGTATCACCGGCAGAATATTTTGCCGAGGTCAAAAGCCGTAAACAGGTCATGACGGAAGCAGGACTGTCTAAGCTCTATGAGAACTGCTTGACCCTGCTGGACGAATACCAGCGGTCCGGACAGATAGCAGCTCAGAAAAAGCTCCTGTTCCATATTGATAACATTACCCGTGAGAAAAAGCTTCTCGATGTTGGTATCGATACATTCGTTTACAAAAGCGATATCGATGACTTCATTCACATGGTCGATAATAAGGTCGTCAAAATTGTGGAGCTCGAAAACTACCAGCGTCGTATTCCGCCGGAAATCATTGCCCGCATTGAAAAATGCAAAGGCATCTTCGACAAGATGTATGTTGTCTTTACAGACTACACGCACAGGGAAGAACGCCGCGTAGAAGCTGTCAAGCGCGAGAAAGACCCGATTCTCTTTGGCACATTTCAGGATGCTGCGACCCGCACGATTGTGGAGCGCTTCTACTTTATCGGCGATTGGGTTGATGAATATTGTGACCTGACGCTCGATAAGATGGTCGCAACAGTGCAGGAAAAAGCCAACCGGGATATTATCAAGAAGTTCTCCACGCCGGAAAGTCTGCAGGAACTGAGCGACCAGCTCAGCAATCTTGACGACTCCATGAACGGGCTTTATCGTCAACGCGAGAAAAAACCTGCTCCGAAGAAGGGTTTCTTTGCACGCGTTCGCACAGCATTCAAGGCGTTGAAAGGGGACATCTAACCGATGGCTGAAGTAGACTTGACGGAGGACAAAAGCTATTCTAACCTCATGTCCTTGCCTCACAGCAAAAATGCACTTTTCAAAGCATTCTATGAAGCAGATATTCCTTGGAACTTCAACACCCCCTATATACTGCCACGAATTGCTCACTCGGATAAGGATTTGGAAACTCCTCCTCTGATTTTTACGGGTGATGCTGAGACTGTAAACTTTATGCGAGAAGTCGTAGAAGTGGAAGAAGGCGTACGTTGTGATTGTTGTGGAAAGCTCATCACAACTCCTTTATGGGATATGCCGATAGGTGGTCTTTGTTCTGAATGTGAACAGCGACTGGACGAGACAGTCTATGGCAAATTTAACGCTCCATGGCAAAAGGTCGAGCAACAGAAAGCAGAGCGTCCTGTTCCGTGGTGGTACGATATCTGAGAATTTAATATTGCACTTTCTTGCGAGTTGCGTAGAATGGGAGTTGTACGATAGATAACATTCTACTTTTCCGAAGCATTTCGGACGTACAGCTTTTCACAATTCTGCATTTATTAAAGGCAGACTCACCGTTATGGTGGGCCTGCCTTTTTTGTTTGCAGAAATCCGTCATCCACCCATTTCAACAGCGACTGATAAGGAGGTCTGCTATGTCTATTTCCAAGCTTTTTGCTCCGAAAAACACTCGTTTTGCGATTTATGCCGGTAACCCAGGTTTTTCCGGCATGACCATCTGCTCCGATTTCATCGGGTATGTGGATGCCCCGACGCTCGGCGACGCCTATGAGGCGGCGCATCGGTATCTTGCCAACAGTGGCTATACCGGCATCGTGGTACGCGAAGCGTAAAGCCTTTTCGAACAAAATCAGCCGTCACAACCCGTCCGGCATTGTCGGACGGGAATTTTTGTCAAGACAGGAGTATCACACCAATGGAAAACAAGAAGAAGATTTTCATCGCCTACACCGCGTTTGTCCTCAGTGTTCTCACCATCATAGGCTGTATCGTCTGGTTTTTCTCGGTTCCTACTTACGCAGCACCGATTGAGCCGACCGAGTCTGTGGAAGAAATCGAGTACATCACGCCTTTGGAAACCGAGCTCCGTGAGCCGAACGCTCCGTCTCACAATGCACCGTTTCTTCCTGCTGCCGAAGCAGAAGAGCCTGATGCACAAGTTGAGACAGCGGAAACGGCTGTTGAGAACGAATCGGTTGTCACAGAAGAATCAGAAGATGCCGTACCGCAGAATCTCTCCGAAAATGAGCTTTCCATCTATACCGCATTACGCAATGCAGGTCTCTCTAAAGCCGGTACTGCTGCGGTAATGGGTTGCATGTCAATGGAGAGCGGTCTTCGCACTACGGCAGAAAATCCAAATGACGGCGGATATGGGCTCCTGCAGTGGACCTACAGCCGCAAATCAGACCTCTTCAACTGGTGCTATACAGCAGGGCTTGATGCCACTTCTGCAGAAGGACAAGTTGCGTTTCTGGTGTATGAGCTTCAGAGCAAATACAGCATGAATGCCAGATATTCGTATCCGGTATATGAAACGCTTGTTTGCAGCAGCAGTGTAGAAGATAGTTTGACAATGTTCTTTTCCCACATGGAAGCAGGAGTCAATGTACCGATTTCTGCTTCTAAAGTGTACTGCGCCAACCTGACGACACTCGACCTCTATCGAGAGCGACTGAACGCAGCGTACAAATACTTCTAACAAAGAAAGGATGTATCACACAATGGCAAAGAGTGCCTATTTGTCCCGCAAACTGCTCAATCAGCTCGCCGCTATTGAAGCAGACAGTGATGACATGATGCTGACTCACGACCTTCACAACATTGCCATCAATGGCAAGAAAGTGGGGTGTTCTGGTCATATTGCAAACCTCTTGAATGGAAAGTGCGTCTATGTCAATACCGAAAAAGCAATTTATCAGCCTCTGTCCGACAAGAACTTGGTTCGCTATGCTGCCGACATGAAGGATTGCTCCTCCATTGGTCTTGGCGTCATGGGACGCAACCAGTTTGCGACGGACGATGCTCTCGTACAAAAAATCATTGATATGCTCCACTAAGGAGCAGAAGGAGAAATACCATGAATAAGATAATCAATACCATTGTTAAGCTCCTCACCACATTTTTCGTTCTGACTATCCTTATGAGCATCAGTGCTTTGGCGCAGGATTTCAATGTCACCAATGTTGTGACGCTCTTCCTGAGTATTTACGCACTGAACAAATGCTGCGGCATTCTGCTCAAGATGGTCAAGCCTTCTAAGCACAAGGAGGTCAAGCGTCGTGTATAAGAACTTCAAAGACATGGACGCGGAAATGCTCCACAAGATGTCTTGGGAGGTCGTTGAGGTCTTTGACAGCTACCTCTCTGGTCTTGGCGTTATGATTCCGTGTGATGATTTCAGTGAACAGAAGGAACGTGAAGAGGAAAACAGCGATGCTGCTCTTTACGGGACGGAATACTGGAATCTCGTCGACGGAATCGAGATGTGGTTCACATTATATCCGCTTCTGACGCAGGTTTATCCGAAACGCTTTATGGCTGCCTTCGATACCCTTTTGGACTCAAAAGGAATGAGCCGCTATAAGCCGCAAGGCAAGCAACGCAAAACCATGAAAAGCAAAATCGATAAACTCTTGAAAGAAGAGGAGGATGCCGCATGAAAGGCTGGAACAGTTCTAAGCACCCCATTTTCACCGCAAACCAGATGCCTGCACCTGTCAAATGGAATCCCATGAGCGAAGACTGGAAGGCTTGGCTCGGCGAGAATCAAGTCTATCACGGCACATCTGGCTTCTCCAAAGAAGTCTTAGAGACAATGAAGAAACTGCATGACCATATTCTTACCTTCGGTGGAGATGAAGTCTGCATGACCACTTATGACGAGGATGCGCAGAAAATTCTCGACCGTGGTCAGTTCTTCTATGGAAGCAGCTACATGCGAAAAGGGGAACCGTGTCAGTGCCATTGCAACTCTGCAAACCTTTGGGATGCAAACAGAGGTCGCTGCTTTATTGCAACGGGCTATGCTCTTTCCGAAGATGGGCTTTGGCGCTCTCATTCGTGGGTCGTCCAGCCCATGGCACGCACCCTCCGTGTGTGGGAAACCACTGTCAAGCGCGTCGCGTATTTTGGCGTAGTTCTGACTGAGGAAGAGTGTGACCGATTCTATCGAGACAACGGCTAAAAATCAAAAAACGAGGTAACCCATAATGAAAGATATCAGTATTTCTGCTATTGCAGATGCATTGGACCACTTTCGTCTGATGGACGACCCCTATGAGTGGCACGATAATGAAGGCGTGGAAAGCACTAAGGATATCGCCGAACATCTGTTCGATAACGAATATCGCAACGCCGTCGTTCGTGAGCTGGAAGAAAAGCTAATGTTCTACTCCTCGAATCCTGACCTGAATGGTCCAGACGAAACCGGTAAAACCATGACAGAACAGTGCAAATCCATTTTGGACGGTCTTTCTACCGTTTTTGGCGAAAAAACATAAACAAGGAGAAATCTAAATGAGTGAACGGCTTAATTTTTCCATAGACGGTGAGTTTCTCACCAATGTTGCCCGCGACTGGTTCTGGAACATGAACAAGCCGTATAAAAAGTGTGAAGAATTGTTATTCTCCTGCATGGAAGGCGGCGACGAAGAAGAAAAGCGCCGTGTCTGTCAAGACATCATTGAAGGGCGTAAGAAGCTCGTTGGTGTCAATGAATTCGAGCTTGTCGATGACAACGCAAAGGTTCGTCCTTTAGGTCAAAAAGTCGAAGAACTTCAGCGCAAGATGCTGGTCAGTCAGATTCGTGAGGATATGATTGTGCATCCACTCAAGTACATCGACCGTTTCGCTATGTCATTCGATTATGATACGCTTTGTAAGGATGTAGAGCGTCATTATATCGATTATAGCTATGACAGCATCAAGGACTATGTTATTGGCGATGCGGGTTACACCGATGCCTTTAACAATGGTGCGTGGCTGCTCAACCGTCCTGACCTTGTGGCAGAATTCAACGGCGAACCGCTATCCGAACAAGAGTCTGCTCCTGATTTCTATAAGACCGGTTTTTGGGCAAAACTCTCGAACTGGATTGATGAGAATATGAAGGGGTCTTCTGTTGAGCGCCGTCAGCATCTTTACAGCCGTTATATCAATGATATGCCCATCAAGCATAGCCTGACCGAATACGGGCTAATTGCTCCTGATGGCACTTGGTATGCTTGTGAGTTTGGTGAGCACGCAGCTCTTGCCGGTCGTATCATTATGCGCAATCGTGAAGCGTTCGGTCTTTCTGACTATGAAGTTCTCGATATGGCGTATGACTGGAGCGGCAAGGGTCTCGACTACCTGTACAAGCGCGGCTGGATTGCAATTCGAAATCCTTCGATGGGCAATACATTCCTCGATATGGATGAGACTCGCACCGCAACCAAAGCGCAAGTCAACACCATTTTCGATTACATCAACAAATACCACCGCTATGACATGAATGTTTCTAAGGTCATGGCGGACTAATAGGGAGGAGTCCCCATGAAAAACGAAAATAACAATGTCGCGATTTGCGATTGTCTCAAGGCAGTCGTAAAAGATACCGTCAAGCACTACGCACGAGATTACAAAATCGATGAAGCGCGTATCAAACAGGCAGCAAAGGAAGTTGCAAAGACCGGCAAGCCTCAGACATTTCTCTGGTTTGCCCGCGAATGCGGCACCTACATGGGTCGTGAATCCGAGGTAATCAAGAGAAATACCCCGGCGTACATGGCTTACAAATACTACAACGAGCAGGAGACTTCCGAGTCAAAAACCATCAAGGCATACCTCGTGACTGTCACGGGTATTGATGGCAAAACCCCCATCGGAACTGCCTGCCCGCTGAATTATGCAAAGGAATGTGACCGCATCCGCCGTCTGGCTGTCCCTGCCAACAACATGGCTATCGACTATGCCAAGGGTACGGTGACGCAGCCTGTCGGCACCTACGTCCTGTCGGAATACCCGAAGCTCGGTTCTATCCAGCAGGTCCGCTATCTGGCTGACGATGATGCCTCTCTGGAGCGTGCCATTGACATGCTCCATACCGCACGGGAAAAGAGAGGTGCTCGCTGATGGATGTCATGGTCGAAATGACGCACGATGAAGTGCAGAACAATTTGTGCTACGCACTGATTTGTGAGACGATGGAAGGCTCTCGCTGGAATAGTGGTCGCCGTCGCAGACTGTATAGCCAGACG